CATGGCCCGCCGCAGGATGTCCTCCCGATGCACCACCTCATAGGCCGCCATCGGCTCCACTCCGGCGCACACCAGCCGTCCGAAGGCCGGGTTCTCCATCTCCCGCTGCCACCGGAACTCCGGATAGACCTGCCGCACCTGCTCCTCCTGTGCCGCCATGGCCTCCAGCGCCTGACGGGCCTGCTCCTGCCGCTGCTCCCGTTCCTGCCGGAGCCGTGCATTCTCCTGCCGCAGGCCCCGCAGCCGTCCATCCAGGATCTTCTGTACTCTGGCGTCGAAGTCCGCCTTGTACCTGCCCCGGATCAGCGCCGCAAAATCCTCCTGCTCCCCGGCGTCGGGAGCCTCATCGCCCGTCCGGGCCGCCTCACTGGCCGCCCCTTCCTCCTCTGCAAACCACTGCATCCACTGTACCTCGCTCACGGAGATACCTCCTTTCCGTGGTAGGTCACGACCCTATCTGCAATTCCCCTCCACCTCTACGCATTGGGGATACTGCGCCGCCAGCTGCGCCAGTCCGCACCGCACCAGCTCCAGCTCCTCCCGGCACGGCCCCTTGGCCGCCGCCGTCACATACCCCGGTCGGATCACTACCTCCCGTAGGTTCTCCTCCTGCCGCAGGCTGCCGATCAGGGCAAATACCAGCGCCGATGCCGCTGCGCACACGATGTCCTGCCCCTTGGGAGCATACCCGGCGTGACCCATCACCGTCACCCGGTCCCGTCCGAATACCGCCCGGATCATCGGGGCCTCACCGCCTCATGGGTCTGCTGACGCATCCGCTCCATGGCCGTTTGCTTCACTGCCGTCCCGCCGCCGGAGGCCACTCCCTCCGCCGTCTGCGCCATGGCAGCCTGCTGCTTGCCCTGTAAAATGGCCGCCGTCAGCTGGTCCTTGTTCTTGAAGTCCATCAGTTCCAGACACCGCAGCGCCTGATCCGCCATATCCTCCCGGAAAAAGCCCATCTGAAACAGCTGCAAAGCCAGCTGATTGTACTCCATGGTCTTGTAGGGATTCTCATCCTGCGCCGACACCTCCAGATCGAACTCCGGCACCCGGTAGCAGACCCCCGTCCCATCGTCCATCGCCTGCTCCCGCAGGCCCTGCCCGTCGTAGCTGACGAACTCCTCCCGGCCCATGGCCCCCAGCAGCCGGAACTGCCGGGGAAGCTGATAAAATTGCCGGATCAGCTCGATGACCAGCGTCACCACATCGGAAAACGCCTCATACCCGTCGTCGATCATGTTCCGGGACAGCTTGCCCCCCGCCTCCTGCAAGGCGGCGATGGCCGTGGCCGCCGTCACACCGGAGGCCGTTCCGCCGTTGGCCACATCCCGGTTGCCCGCCGTCTCCTTCATCTCGGCGATCTTGCTCTGCATGATGGCCACATACACGCTGTCCAGCCCCGCCGTGTGAATAGGCGCAATGGAGTCCGCCCCCAGATTGCCGTTGGTGTGTACGAAGGGCCTCGTCCAGTCGGCATACTCGTTTTCGTTCACCGCTCCGTCCGACCGGATGAAAAACCTTGGTGTCGCCGCCGCCAGCGTGTTCTTGAGAATCGCCTGATTCATCAGGTCGATCTGCTTCTGCGGGGATTTGCACAGATCCACATATCCGTATCCGCAGGGCGTCCCCTCCTCCGGGAACAGCACATCGAACACAAAGGGATACTTCCCATGGTCGTACCATCCCCGCTCCCGCAGCTCCGGGTCGTTCTCCGTGGCATACAGCACCGTCTCCCCCGTGAACTTGCAGTATTGCAGTACCCTGCGTCCCTTCTCACGGATGTGGTAGTACCAGTCCACCACCAGCGCCTTGTCGGAGGTATCCACCTGATCGTCATACAGGAACCGGCTCACGGTAAACCCTCCGCCGCCCAGCTTTCCCTTCAGCTGGGGATACTGCTCCTCCAGCACCTCGTGGCTTACCAGCTCCGTGGAGAAGAAGTTGGCCGAGTCCTGAATGTCCGTCACGCCCGGCTCCCAAAACAGGTTCAGCAGATCCATCCGCCGGATGGACACGTCCCCCAGACCGTTGAGCTTGCCCGCATCCCAGAACACGCCGTACACGGCGCAGCCGCTCTTGAGCTTGTACCACCATGCGCTGGAATAGGTCCGCTTGAACTGGTTCTTCTTCAGGATGGCCGGCAGGATACGGGTCAGCTTGGCCGCCTCCGCCCGGTCCCCCGGCTCTCTGGGCAGCACCGTTGGCTCCGGGTAGCAGTCCATGGCGTCTGCGTGCTTGGAGAGGATGCAGTTCACCAGCCACCCGCTGGTGGGCTGCGGGTCGCCGGGATTGCCGCCCTCCCCCGTCTTCTCCATCTGCGGCCAGTGCCGCAGCTTCCAGAACTGCTCATTGTCGATGATGCGCCGCTCCAGATTTACCTTCCCCTGCCGGTACTTTTTCAGAAGCTCCGCCGCCCGGCGCACCTCCTGCTCTCCGATGCGGGGCTTCTCCCCCGCCGTCTGCTGCGTCTTGCTCATGGCATTTCTCCCCTTCCGTTTGTCCAAAACAGCTTTCCTGTCCTCACTTCTCCGCCCACCGCCGCCGGAAGTTTCCCCTCCTGTTGCACGTTCCCGTGCAACACCGGAAATTTTTCCCGCTTTCACCGTCTCACCAGCATATTCAGCGGATCGTCCTGCACCGGCAGTGCCGTCTCCACCCGCCGGGGCGGGATAGGCCGGGCCATGCACAGATACCGGCTCTCATCGGCCACATGATCCTCCATCCGGGTGTCCAGATCCTCCGGCTCCGTCTCGGAGAACAGCAGCCCCGGCACGGTCCTGCGAAAGGCCCGGCATCCGGTGAACACATACAGCTGTGGATATCCCTCCTCGTCGAAGGCCATCCGATAGTGCATCTGCATCCATCCCGGTATCCGCCGGTTGTCCCCCTTCATAAAGAAGATGCGGTGCTTCAGCGCCGTCTCATAGATGCTCTCTCCCCGACTGCTGTCCCAAATGGCCGGGTCCGCCACCCCTAAAATATCCCGTCCCTTCAGCCACGGGTGGGTATCCTCGATGCGCCGGATCTCTGCAAACTGCTTCTCCGGCGTCCACCTTACCCCCTCGTCCGGCTCCCCGGTGCAGCCATACAGCTCCAGGATCCGATACACGCACCCGTCGTGATCCACCGCCCACCAGCCGCAGGAAAAGGGCTTGGCATAGCCGAAGTCGTAGCTGCGCCAGATGCTCCACTCTCTGGGGATATCGAAGGGCTCGATGACGTGGGTGAACCGCCTGTCCCGATAGTGGGCCGGGTCGTCCACAAACTCCTGAAAGAACTGCCCCTGAAACACGTCCCACTTGCCCTCCAGCCACGCCTGCCGCAGCCGCAGGGGCAGGGCCTCCAGCTGCCGCAGATAGTCCGGCTGCGCCCGCAGCAGCGCCTGATTGTCCGTGACCCTGGCGGGGATGAAGGCGTATTCCTCCGCCCGCTCTCCCGCCCGGTACCGCCGGTCGATGAACAGCCGCTTGATGTACCCATGCCCCGGCCCGCCGGGGTTGCAGGTATAGTACATCCTCTTGGGGAACTCATTCACCCCTCGCAGACACGCCGCAAACTGCCGCAGCCACTCCTCCTTCAGCTGGGTGGCCTCATCGATACAGATCACGTCGAACTCTGCCCCCTGATACCGATCCATATCCCCGTCACAGGCGCAGTACCCCAACTCCAGCACGCTGCCGCCGGGGAACACCAGCTGCCGGGAGACCGCCTTGTATTCCGCCACCCCCGCCAGCTGCCTGCGCAAAAAACGCAGATGATTGCTCTCCAGCTCCGGCATGGTCCGCCGCACCAGCAAAATGCGGATACCAGGGTATTTCAGGGCCATCAGCACCGCCTTGGTCCGCACCGCCCAGCTTTTTCCGCCGCCTCTGGCCCCACCGAAGGCCACATACTTCTTTTCACACTTCAAAAACTCCTCCTGCCGGGGGTTGGGCCGCTCCAGCTTCACCACCTGCACGCTCATCTGCTCCACTCCTCCGCTTCCTTCGCCAGCACCACCTTCACCGTCTCCGGTCCCTTGTCCGTCCGCTCCTCCAGCGTCACCAGCTCCCGCAGCAGCGCCGTCAGCTCCTTAAGTTCCTTGGCGTCCATATCCTCCATCTGCGCCACCATGCTCCCTGCACTGCGGCACAGGTTCCGGGCCGCCTGCTGCAAGCTGCCCCTCTGCTCCAGCCGCTCCCGCTGCCCCCGCTTATAGACGCTCTCCACCGACACGCCGAACTCCTCCGCCAGCGCACGGGCCGTCTCCCCCTCTTTTCTCCGCCGCAGGATCTCCTCCCACGGCACATTTCTTTCCTTCCCCATCACACAGTCCCTTCTCTGAAAAACCCCGCAAAAAATTGCTCCGCATACCTCTCCAGACAATCCCGGCAGAAGATCTCCCCGTTCACCTGATAAAACCCCTCCCCCGGCCAGATCTCCCGTCCGCACAGCCCGCACTCCGCCATGGCCCGATCCCGATAAAACCGCTTCCGCATCTCCTCACCCCTCCTATCCCTCCCCGATCACCGGCCTTTGTTGCACCCGCTGTTGCCCTCTCCCGTCTCACACCTCCATTTTTCACCCGCTCTCCTCCGCTGCCTGTAAAATTTTCTCCCTCCATCGCCGCCATCCCGCTCCAAATCACCGGAAAGCCCCCTCC